AACAGGTACATTGGATGGAACAAAAACTCATAAATTAGTATTAGAGGGATTGTTTGGAGTTGTCAACAAAGTTGTATCTACAAGTGAATTACAAGAAAGAAAACAATTAGCCGATTTAAAAATTATATGTTTAATACTACAACACGATTCGACAGCTCGTCATTTTTTAAAAGATAAAAGTTACCAAGAAGAAATGGATTACCTAGTTTCTAATACTAAAAGAAATAAATATATAAGAAATCTTTGTTTATCATTGCAAGGTAATACATTATGTTTATTTCAATATGTGGAAAAGCATGGCGAATTACTAAAACAACTTATTGAAGAAAAGGCTGGAGATAGAAGAGTCTTTTTTGTTCACGGAGGTGTTGAGGCTGATGAAAGAGAAAAGATTAGAGAAATTACTGAAGTATCGGATAACGCTATCATTATTGCTAGCTATGGTACTTTTTCTACTGGTATTAATATTAGGAACTTACACAATATTGTTTTTGCTAGTCCTTCTAAATCAAGGATTAGGAATCTTCAAAGCATTGGCCGTGGTCTTCGTCTAAAAGACAATAATTCGGCAGCAACATTATATGATATAGCAGACGATTTAACTTATAATGAAAAAGAAAATTATACTTTAGCACACTTTAGAGAAAGAATAAATATATACAGCGAAGAAGAATTTAATTACGAAATACATAACATAGAGTTAAACAATGGCAAACCAGATAGTACGAATAATTAAACTTATAAATGGTGATGATATTGTGTGTTCTTTTTCAGAACCACAATTACCTAATAAATCTCCTTTATTGAGATTAAATAAACCCTTACAAATAAAATATGTTTCACAGTTTACACCTCACGGTTTAAAAGATTATATTGCTATGATTAAGTGGGCAGCTTACACATCTGATACAGTCGTTTCTATCCCAAAAGATAAAATTGTTACTATTACAAATGCTACGGATGAAATGACTAAAAGTTATAAAAAACTTGCTGACAATTATTTAAATTTAGACGTACCTCGTAAAGAAAATAGGTACGAACAAGAGATGATGTCGGATGAGGATAACGATAACTATAACCAGCTTTGGGATGAATTTAGAGATACTAAAAAGACTTACCACTAGATTGCTGGACAAGCCAATTGTACACCCAAAGTTTGAAAAAGTCAATGCCTTTTGATGCATGCGCATTGACATTTTTGAAGTTATATAGTATGATAAAATTATGAATAAAAATACAAAAAAAGAACATTATGTTGACAATAAAGCTTTTCTTGCTGCGATGGTTGAATATAGAATGCTCGTTGAAAAAGCAAAGGAAGAAAAGAAAGATAAACCACCTGTCACAGATTATATAGGCGGATGTTTTCTAAAGATAGCTAATCACTTATCTTATAGACCTAATTTTATAAATTACACATTTAGAGATGATATGATCTCTGATGGTATTGAAAATTGTGTTCAGTACATTCATAACTTCGATCCAGAGAAGTCTAAGAACCCATTTGCATACTTTACCCAGATTATTCATTACGCCTTCCTACGCCGAATACAGAAGGAGAAGAAGCAACTGGAAATAAAAACTAAAATCATCGAACGTACTGGTTACGATGAGGTTATGATGGTTGACGATAGCTTGCTTTCTAGTAGTAGTTCAGAGTATAATACGATTAAGGACAATATCGCATACAAGACGAACCGTCAATGAAGGTTGCTATTATTACCGATCAACACTTTGGTGCCCGTAAAGGTTCCAAGTTTCTTCATGAATACTTTAAAAAGTTTTATGATGACGTCTTCTTTCCCTATCTAGAAGAAAGTGGAATCAAGACTGTAATTGATATGGGCGATACGTTCGATAACCGTCGCTCTATTGATCTGTGGTCTCTTGAGTGGGCGAAGGAAAATTATTATGATCGATTGGAGAAGATGGGCATAACTGTCCATACTATTGTCGGTAATCATACTGCTTACTATAAAGATACTAATTCTATTAATTCTGTGGATCTTCTTCTCACACAGTATAATAATGTTGAGATTTACTCAGAATGTGCTGAGGTAATGATTGATAAACTGAAAGTATTGTTTGTTCCTTGGATTAATGTAGAAAATTTTGATAGTAGTGTGAAGGCTATCAAGAGTACTGATAGTGTATGTGCGATGGGGCACCTTGAACTAAACGGATTCAGAGCACACCGTGGACACGTCATGGAAGACGGTATGGCATCTGATGAGTTTGAAAAATTTGATAAAGTGTTTTCAGGACATTATCATACACGAAGCGACAATGGAAAGATCTTTTATCTAGGAAATCCTTATGAGATGTTCTGGAATGATGTGAATGATCCTCGTGGATTCACAATATTTGATACTGAAACTTTAGAGTTTGAGCACATTAATAATCCTTACAAACTCTTTTATAACATTTATTATGATGATACTCCTATCCAAACTTTTGATACACGCGAGTATGAGGGTAAGATTGTAAAAGTCATTGTTAGGAAGAAAACCGAACCAAAGAAATTTGAAAGGTTTATAGATAAGTTATATTCCTGTGGAATTCAAGATTTAAAAATTGTTGAAAATTTTGATATACAAGAGAATGATGAATTTGAAGTTGAGGAAAGTGAAAATACAATTTCAATTTTGAACCGTTATATTGATGAAGCAGAGTTTGATTGCGACAGTACTATAATTAAAGGGATACTCCAGAAAGTTTATTCACAAGCTTGCGAAATAGAGTAATGTTCCTTCTCACACTCAAAGATAAGAAAGATGATGGCGCTTATGCCGTTCAAAACCGTTATGGTGAAAAAGTTCTCTTTCTCTTTGAAGATGAGGATGATGCAGATCGTTACGCAATGCTTTTAGAAGATAACGACGATGCTTATATGGATGTTGTAGAGGTTGATGATGCGCTTGCAATTTTAACTTGTAAACGCTATAATTACAAATATGCGGTAGTCACGCCAAATGACATTGTTATTCCACCAAGATTAGATGATAACCTTCCAGAAGATTAGATGGAAAAACTTTTTGTCCACTGGCAATCAGTTTACTGAAGTTGACTTTCAAAAAAATAATACTAATCTAATTATAGGTACAAACGGAGCAGGTAAGTCCACAATGTTGGATGCTCTTACTTTTGTGCTGTTCAATAAACCTTTCCGTAAAATTAATAAACCTCAATTAATTAATACCACAAATGATCGTGATTGTTTAGTTGAGATTGAATTTGAAATTAATACACGTCAATATATTGTAAGACGTGGTATTAAACCAAATGTTTTTGATATTATTGTAAACGGCACAGAACTTCATCGTGAAGCAGATGATCGTGCAATGCAACGTTTACTTGAAGATAGTATTCTTAAAGTCAACTATAAATCATTTACCCAGATTGTAATTCTGGGTAGTAGCACCTTTGTGCCTTTTATGCAGTTAACTACTACTAATCGGCGTGAAGTAATTGAAGATCTTTTAGATATTCGTATATTTTCTTTGATGAATAATATACTTAGAGATAAAATACGTACTCAAAAGGATCAAGTAAAATCACTTGACTTGAGAAAGGATAATCTTAAAGATAAGATGAAGATGCAGCAAAACTTCATCGACGAATTAGAAAATCGTGGAAATCAAAATATTGAGTCTAATAATGTAAAAATCAATAAGTTGATGAAAGAAGTTGATTCTTATATGGTCGACAATTCTACTACTGAAGAAGATATATTTAAGTATACTAAAGAGCAAGAAGAAGTTACTGGAGCAACCAAAAAATTATCAAAGCTTAATACACTGAAAGGTAAATTATCTCAAAAAGTAAGTACAATTACCAAAGAACATAAGTTTTTTAGCGAAAATACGGTCTGCCCTACTTGTACTCAAGATATAGAAGAATCATTCCGGTTAAATAAAATTGAGGACGTTCAAAATACGGCAAAGGAACTTAAGGAAGGTTTCAATGAGTTGGAATCAACCATAAAGTTTGAACAAGAAAGAGAACGTCAATTTAACAAATTATCTAAGGAGATTACGAACTTAACGCATGGCATTTCTCAAAACAATACTCGGATTAACTCAAATCAACGACAAATCCGAGATCTTGAACATGAAATTCAAACAATTACCGAGAACCTTGCAAACCGAAATTCTGAACATGAAAAATTAGACGAATTTAAAAGTAATCTCCAAAGCACATTTAACGAACTTTCGGACAAAAAACAAGAAATCGTTCATAATGATTTTGCATATTCACTACTCAAAGATGATGGAGTAAAAACGAAGATCATAAGAAAGTATCTTCCTTTCATTAATCAGCAGGTTAATCGCTATCTTCAGATGATGGATTTCTATATTAATTTCCATCTTGATGAAGAATTTAAGGAAACTGTGAAGTCCCCTATACATGAAGATTTCTCGTATAGTTCCTTTAGCGAAGGTGAAAAGATGAGAATCGACCTTGCCCTACTCTTCACTTGGCGTGAAGTAGCGCGTCTCAAAAACTCTGTAAACACCAACCTGTTGATTATGGATGAGGTTTTTGATAGTTCACTAGACGGATTTGGAACTGATGAGTTTCTAAAAATTATCCGTTATGTTATCAAAGACGCCAACATTTTTGTCATCTCTCATAAACAAGATATGCGTGACAAATTTGAAAGTGTCATAATGTTCGATAAAGTTAAAGGATTTTCTCGTAGGGTATCTTCAGACAAGGAGGAGTAATGAACGTTCCAAACTGGCAGCATCATTCTAGAAAAGAACAAAAACCAACTCTCAAACCACAAGCAATGCGTGATAGGAGAACTGCATTACAACACCTTAAGAAAAAGTATAAGAACCGCCCAGACAAGGCGGTTTCGTCATATTATCAGACAATAAGAATGATAAATATATAAAAAGTGTTTATAGATGGATTCTTACGATAAGATAGAAGAACTATTGCTTGCTGAAGGATATAGTAAAGAAGAAATTCCATCTATTATGGTTTCTTTAGTTGAACAAGGATTTGATCCACTCCAGGTATTTGCATCTGGACTTGGAAATATGTTGTTTAATAATAAATCCAAAGTAAAACCAAAGATGACAACTACCCAACAATCGGGTGGTATGCTTGG